TCCGAACCGGACGCATCAAAGATGGTCGTTGAATTAGAACGTGGCCGGGTCTGCGAACAGCAGGTAATTCAATACGAAGTGTCTGTTAAAGAACTTTCTATACAAATAGAATCACTTAAAAACCAAGTTGATACCATGTCAAAGAAGTTTGACGAAACCATGAAACAACTTGATACAGAAAGAAAGATAGCGGACGAAAAAGACAAGGCAAGGCTTGAGGAAATCAAGACAGCCGGAAAACCTCAATGGACAATGCTGTTTGGTGGTTTCGGAGCCGGGGCTTTACTTGTCGGCGCATTGGTTCTTTTGCTTTAGCGTAATCCTTTTTGCTAAATATCGCTCACGGTCAAATTTATCTTTATGCGCTTTTTCTGCTTCCAGTATTTGCTTTTCGTAAAAATCACAGTCCTTATAAGCCTGTCGCAGGTCGTTTTGGAATCTATCAAATTCTTCCTGTTTTCGTTGAATTGACAGTTGAAAATTTTTCAAGCAGGCTTTGTGCCAGTTAATATCCTTTACGTTTCCCATTATACCTCCGTATTTTTAAAGTGTTGCAGACCTGCACCAGGCAGGCTTAGGGTCTGGGTGGCAGTTTCCTCCCATCCATAGAACTCCGCCACCATTTTACACCTATCTTCGTGTCCCACCTTGGCGGAGCAGAAAAGCCAGGCACTAAAATCTGATTGAGCTTTATCCAATGAACTATGTGGTCTATAATTTCTCCAAAAAATACCATTGGAATAAACGATAAACACTGCCCACTTATTAATATCTTTAAAAATCTCTTCATACAAGCTCATCAGGTCACTGAAATTATCAAAGGTGCGATTAGGTAAGTCTCCGCCTGGGCGTTTATCTGCGTCCCAACATTCACCCAAGACATTCTCTGTTAGAAACTTTTTCCAGTTGGTCATTTCTCCTCCTCCCATCCATAAAACTCCGCTACCATTTTGCATCTGTCTTCATAGTCTGCACAGTCAAGGCAGAAAAGCCACGAGACGAATGCACCTCTTGACGTTTTTGCGTTACTGTTTAAAAGGTGTTTAGACTCGTCAAGATAAATTGGCCATAAAAATACCAAGTATTCTTCCCATTTTCTTCCGTCCTTTTTCACTGCTTCGTATAAATCCATCATATCATTGCGATTATTAAAGGCGCGGCGAGACAGAGAGGTATTACGGATACCGCAGCTTTGGCATTTGACAGAGGAAGAAAAACACAATATATCTTCAAATCCATGCCAACACTCTTTTAAAACTTCTTCGGTAAGAAATTGTTTCCAGTTAGTCATTTCTTTTCTTCCTTACTAACAAATCTTTCCTGGCTGAGCCAGGGCGCACCGCCATGCAGTGACATCCTGTCAACGATATAGTAACCATCTTGCACTCCCATCACTATTCCGGTGTGCATCTCGACCATTTCTCCCCCTTCCTCTACGTAACATTTCACCCTATCGCCAACATTTATTCTGTTCATTTCTTTTCCTTCCTTATATTCTCCCATAATTAAGTTGCTGTAGTCAAGTCCATCCACGCACCGTAAAGAAAGGTTGAACCTCCTTGATATACTGAACCTCCTTGATATGTTGAATATGTGCTTACTGATGTATGTGTTGTAGTTAGAGCAAAAACATTATATACGTTGTTTTGTGATGGATCTTGACCCCATCTTCTATCTGATATTTTTCCATCATAAACATATCTGTAATGTTCATGATTACACTTTGGGCAGTTCATAATATGCTTGCCATTTAACTCAAGATCGAGATTAAATTGCACATATTGACCACAATTATGACAATGGAGCTCCTGCCGTTCAATCATTTCTCTTTTCCCTCTCCTTTAATAATTCTCTTTATTGCTTCGTCCAAGACTTCTTGAAGGCAAAACATTCTAAGTATTGTGATTAATTCCTCCCAAATCTTAATATTTTTTACTTCTTGATCAGACGCAAAAACAGAATGCATTAACATTTCTGTAGCTAGATTAATTTCCCTTTCGTTCATTTCTCTTCTCTTTTCCATGCCTTGCAAATACAATCTTCAAGAGCAAAGTTTTGACTGTCACAATAATTACAGAGGAAAATAATAATATATCCGATAGCATCCGTCTTTATGTTAATAATCTCTTCTGGTGTATGTCTAATTCCTTGCTCTCCTTTAAGATGAATACGACAAAGTTTACTGGCCTCTTCACAGATACCTAATAAGTAACGATAGCCACTGCCATAATACTCGCCAAAATTCTTCTTATGCCAAGCAACTGCTTTTTCTTGTATTTCTGATATGTTCATTTCTTTTCCTCCTTCAGCCAAGCTGCCATAGCCTTAAAAAAGTTATCGGCATCATAAAGCCATGCAAAAAACTGACTCCATGTATGACACTCTGTGTCGTCTGCCGCAACACGGCTGATAAAATCATCCAAGTCTCCACGTTTCTGCATCTCCTTAACACACAGTCCGGCGTCGTTGAGATTGAAATCAATGTTGCCATGAACACCAGCGGCGAAATAAACCGGAGGCTCGTACCAAAATCCCTGTGGGTGAGCGAACCACCCCATGTATTCACTTATTAATCTCTTGTCTTCGGTATCAGTCATGTTTCATCCTCTTTTGCGTTAGTCTTTACGTTTAATATTTTTTAAAATACATTTATAGCAAATATATTTTCCAGGTGCGTTTGTTGCTTCGTAAAATCCTTTCCCCCTTTTGCCGCATTTAGCACATATTTGTTCGTTTGTGCTGATATTAATAGTGTTGTTCATTTATCTGCCTCCTCCAGCCATTTTATTCACGAGTTTCCATCCTGATGACGTGTAAGATACATTCTAGCGCCGCTCCAGCACGACAGGAAGGACATGAATTGAGCTTCCCTTTCCGCCGTAACAGTTTGCAAGTGCAAGGCTGTTTCGCCTTAATATTTAATTTTTCCATCACATTATTAGCCTCTAAAATCGAAGCTTGTAAGTACGTTTCATAATCCACCCTCGTTTTTTTCATATCTTCTCCTTTCTGATTTTAACATCGGGACACCCGTGATAATTCCGGTAACTGCAAGAATAGTACTTATCAGACCAAGTCATACTTCCCTCTCTTGAATTATAAATCCTGTGCTGATAATGATGGGGGGAGAAACAAGCATAAAGCGGACAATTCTTTTCGCTTACATCTACTTTTATTTTCTTATTTTCGCTTTTAACTGTTATGAACATTTTTATTTCACCTTAAACGGGCAGTTCTTTTCTGTGCATAACTTATCATTTGCTGTGCATGATACTCTCGTTGCATAATATGATCTGTATTTAAACGGGCAATTCTTTCTGTCGGTCTTGATTATAACCTTGAAGTTTTTCATTTTACCTCCTTAAGCACTTTTTGTCTTAGTTTCCGTCCACAGACCGGGCAAATCTTAAAGCCATTGTTTTTTGGCGTTCCATGCCGCGTGATAAACTTCTTCCCACATTCTGTTTCCCAGCCACTATATGAACAAAAAATCAAAACCTTCCTTTTTTGCAAAATCATCCGGTTCCAATTCAAATCCAGTTCTAAAATGTTCTCCGGGACAATCCTCGCCCAAGTCGTTCGCCCTAAATCCTATGACCGCGTCCATAGGTACGTCCTTCAACAATTTTAATAATTCTCGCTTTGTCATGCTCTCTCCTTCCTTTTCAACCCGTCGGGATACCAAAATTCACAGCAATGTGATCCGGGATGTATGATGTAGCACCTACGGGTTGCAGTATATTTTCTACAGTTGCCGCAACACTTAAGGTTTTCGAGTTCTATGAACCTGCTGCTCAATTCATCCGTAGCATTATCATATTTTTCGCGATCACAGTTCCGTCCCGCTGCCCAAATTTCTGCCATTAGATCGTCAATTGATAGTTTTTTCATTCTTTGCCTCCAATCTCATCCTTTATTTATACCCTGTCAATCTTTGTTAGCCCATCTGGATACCATTTAGGACAAACCTTATGGCCATTTATTGGCTCTCCAAATATATTAGTAACAGGGGCATTCTTGCAATTCCCGCAGCACTTTAAATCATTTGCTTGCTGCTCGATAATTTCCATCTGTTTTTTCAGTACTTCGATCAACGATTCAAGCATTGCTATCTGGTTCATGTTTTTCCTCCCGTAAAGTTAGCGGTATTCAATCTCTGACTTCTCCGAAAATCGTTGCGCCATTTATCTCATCAACAGTCAAAACCCATCGTGTCACCAGCAATGCCCACCCGTCTGGAGACGGTCCGTATCTTCGATTTACGTGATGAATTGTAAGCTCTATGATAGTTTTGCCTTTGTATATCTCATAATGGTTAGCCCAAAAATAATAATATCTTTCAGGAACTTCGTTTTTGGCCATGCTCTTATATTGTTTCCCCTTATCTGCATATTTTTTCTGCAAATCAGTTATTCCTTCTACACCCCTTTTCTCCAGTGATTCAGAGCACTCTTCTATTATTTTTAACGCTGCTTTTTTTTTCATTGATTTCAAGGCCAATCATTTTTCAATCCTCCCATAAAGCTTCCGGTATTCATTCTTTCGATAGTGTCTATACATATTTTTATTTTTTTCTTTAAATTCCAGATTCGCATGGCAGCAAGCCTTCCTAGTTTTAATGCTTTTTCATCGGTTATTTTAATTGCCAGTTCGTTTTGTATTGCCTCTCTTATTTTACTGACCTTACCATTAGGATCGACGACCAATACACCGGCGCGTTCTGAAATGTTTTTAATTTCCGGTTCTAGTTTTTCGGGAATTGCAAAATATAATCTCTTTAATAGTTTTGAGTTATGGCCATGCCTCTTTTTAGCATCGGCCTTTAGATCATATTTATCAATTTTAATTTCGACCTCGTAGGCCCAACCTGTTTTGGTTAAGACAAAAATGTCGCATTCGTGCTGCAAATCAAGTCCCCAAAAAACATTAGGAATAATCATGTTAACCCGGGTATCAAAGTATCTTGCAACTGCGATTTCTATTTCGTTGACGGTTTCATGGTTCATGTTTTTACCTTCCGTAAAACTTCCGGTATTCATCTCTATAGTCCGCCTGATATTGCCGGTAGTCGGCGTTTGTCGCATATCGCTCACGCTGTTTGCGGTTGATCTCCGCCCTGTTTGCCTCCCGATATTTCCTGGCCAGCTCCAGTATCCTGGCCCGGTTTCTTTGGTAATAGGTCATTTTTCACCCCCATGCCGGGCATCCGACAAACTTTTTACACGCACTGCAAAATGCCCACGTATATGTCGTTTCTGGGTTGTCTGGGCACGGCGCTGGTGCCATTTCAGCCGGTTCCGGGTCTGGAACGGCGGCGGAAGGTTCTTTATCCTGTTTGTTTTTTAGTTTGTTTTTCAGAGAAACGCTCGCATCGGCTGGCGCCCGTTCTTCCGTCAATGCCGCATCAAACCAATCCAGCGGGCCACTCATTCCGTCTTTTAGGCTGTTATAAATTTTTCGCAACTGGATTAGCTGTGCCGGTGTAATTGTGTCAAGGCGGCGCTGGATTCGCTTTTCAATTTGTTCTTTTGTCACTTTGTAAGGGGCAAAGGCTTCAACGAGTTTTTTTAGGGCTTCCGGCGAGGTATCTGCTTTCGCCTTCAATGTCTGTTCGCACTGGCTAACGGCGGCATCAATAACGTCGCCGGGGATGATCCCCAAGATGCAGGCGCGGAGTCGCCGCGCGCCCTGATTGGCCGTCATTTCATAAATATCGCGTGGGTCTTCAAGTGCATATCGGCCTTTTTTCGTATAGCGTTCATGTTTGACCTGAAATGTTTTTTCTTGCTTGACATTAGTTTCCATGTCCCAAGCATACGCCTGAACTGTGCTTTCGCCATTGCGCTGTTCAATTTCTCTGATCCCGAATTGCAGGTTTGACCAATTCTGCGCGATAGCTTCGGCCAACCTGATTGACGGGCCGGTGATTTCCGACCCCCCGCGGGCGTAGGAGTAAAGCGCCTGCTCTGCGAGGGACGGGCGCTGACAGGCGGTCGTGATCCTGTCAAGGGCCTCAAGCTGATTCCGGGGGAATCTCTTTGCAAGGATAATAGCGCCCTGAACTTCGCTGATTGCGCGTTGCTGTTCGACTTCGACCATTGCTGCGTTCGCGTGCGGTCTGGTGGCGATAGGTGCTTCATAAACCGCTGATACTGAGTTTCCGTTCATTGTATTCATTGTGTTGCTCCTTTTTATTTAACGAGAAACCGTCTTGACGGTTCGCTGGTTTTTAAATACTTCTGATAAAGGTTCGGCTGATCTTTCTCAAAGGTCTTAGCGTCAAACATCTTCCTGCCATTGGCCAGTTTGTATGTGATAAGCGGCTGTCCTGTGCTGTCAATAAGCGTGTCAGCTTTCTCGCCAAGGGCAATGATGATCCGCGCTTTCCAAACCTCTTCCTGTTCTTCCAGTTCTTTGATTTGCGACCGGACGCCCTTAATGCACTCAACGGCAAGGATAACACTATTGTCGGCCTGAATAGCACCCTCTGCTTTTAGACTGCCAAACCGCGCCACGGCGTCGGCATAGGTGATAGGATCGGGCGGGTTCCCTGATTGAACGCGCTCCCAAAACTTAGCGCAGGCTTCAATAATCATTTCTGATATTTCTTTATCCGCCTCGACGGTATAAATGGAAGGTGATCCGCCGGCAATCGAAACGGGAATATCGGACACCTTGAATCCGGTGATGGTCATATAATGATGCACTTGGACTGCATAATAATCAGGAATTTGATTTGTTTCCGGTTCGCCCCAATCCTTGCCGCTTCTGGCCGTCTTGATTTCCACCACGCGCCCATCGTCGGTGAAACCGTCCAACGATGCCAGCATAAAAGGGTGCTGCGGGTGATACATGATCTTATCGGGCAGGCGAACGTCGCGCCCGGTCTGATCGGAATACCATTGCCGGATTGCTGGTTCCATGCGTTTGCCCCAGTCCGTCAATTCGTTTCCGCTCCAATCTTCGACCTCCTTCCTTTTTTCCCTATAAACCTGATACGCTGTTTTCCACGGCGACAAGCCCATAATGGCGGCCACGTCGCTCCCCCCGATGCCTCTTCTTCGTTCTTCTAACCACAAAGCTTTTTCCATATTCACCTCCTTTTTGTTTGCATCAGGGGTGGTTTCCCACCCCCTCCGCATCATGCTACCTCTCTACCTCTTCAACCCGCTTTTGGTGTCCTGAGCGGATAACAGGGATTTGGTATTCATTGCCGTCCTGTTCGCCATCATCAAAGACCTTCTCTTTTTCCCGCGCCTCGATGTCATAACATTCCTGCGACTTGCGCCTGCCGTATTCTGTAAATAATTCTGAATGATCATGCGGATATAAGTTCATTTCACGCCTCCCAACTTTCTGAATTTTTCTGCGATTTTTTTGACTTCTTTCACCAGTCCCATAAAGGCTGGCTCATGGTATATCGGTGATTCGCATCTCATTTTTCGTTCAAGGTTTTTTATTTTCATGGCATCGGCTTTGAAGGATAACGCCTGGGCCTCGCATATCAGGGCATTAAATTCTGCATACTTTTCGGATTCTGTCATGTTTTGCTCTCCTTTCATCTTCTCACCATAAAAATCTTTCCAGTTTTGAATTCAGTGCAGCTCCAGACGCCTTCGGATATTAGCCGTAGCACGCAATCATCCGCGCCCTTCTGCTTCAGGATCATGAGGATATACTCCTCGTCGGACTGGCTCGTGATATTCTCCCGCACCTTGACAGCCTGCGACCAATACAGTCCGCAAAACACGAGCGCGATGGTGACTACGATGATGGCCGACCACGTTACAAATCTTGACATTTTTCATCCTTTCCGTCGTCGTGCTTTTTGAAAAATATGATGGTTGTGTTTTTGTCAACATTTATCTGGCCTACCCAGTCCGGCATTCCCTCTTTAACGTCGAATGCAGGCCGAAGTTTCTCGAAAAGTTCCGGCTCGACACCGTGAAGATTTATTTCCCGCGCTCCGCTTTCATATGACCACATTGATACGGTTTTCATCTCACCCTCCCTAATCTGTTTATTTTTATCCCTTCATTCGTGGTGGCCAATCCACCCCCTAAAGTTTCCGCCTCTGCCAGCTTCGAAATCGGAACGTCCTTTGCGGCTTACTGCGGCTTAACGAGTGGACGCCATGTCCGTTATGCCCTGCGGGCGCTCAAGCCTGAAGCCAGGAGCTTCGGGGTGTTGCTATGTTTCGTGGGTATTATACGCACCGACGTTCAATTTTGTCAAGAATTATTTTCGTTATCCGTCATGTTCGTGAAAATATTTCTTGATCTGGCGTTATATTTCGATTATAATGGCAGCCATTATGAAGATAAATACCAAAAAAATGGAAAAAGAACGAAAGGCGACGGGGCTGGGCAAGATGGCCTTTTCGCGAAAGTGCGGGATGACAGCTTCGACTTACGGCAAGATTTTGCAAAGTAAATCAACTACTTTGAAAACGCTTACAACGATTGCCGACCTGTTAAACGTTGACCCAAAGGACTTATTGATATGACTGAAAACTCTTTGATGCTCTTAAGTAATGCCACAAAAATGCTGGCTGAGGTCAAGACGATAGATGATGCAAAAAACTTAATGGACATAGCGGCATCGGCAAAATATTACGCCAAAAAACTTGACTTGGGGAAAGATGCTGTTGGATATGCACGGAGCATAGAAATATCAGCCGAAATAAAGCTCGGCGAATTCTTGAAGGAGATGGAGAAAAATAAAGGGGGAAACCCTAATTTACAACTGGTTGAGAATGACGACCAGTTGGTCAACTTGCCTCCAACCCTTAAAGAAATAGGCATATCAAAGGACCTATCTGCCGAGGCTCAAGTCTTGGCCGGTCTGCCAATAGAAGAACAAGAGAAGGTTAAGAGCGGAAAAACCAGCAAGCAGGCTGCAAAGCGCAAGCAGAAAAAGAAGGAAGATTCAGAGGCGATTGAAAGTAAAACATTCCCCGTTATCGAAGGCAAGTTCAAGACAATCCTTCTAGATCCGCCGTGGGATTACGGTTCTTTATCTCTTGCCGGGCGTGGTCATCCCGAATATGCAACGATGGGGGTAGATGAATTGCAAGCCCTTAATATCGGTAAATACGCCGAGGAGAATTGCCATTTATATTTATGGACAACAAACAATTTTCTGCACGAGGCGTTAAAACTTGGGACAGGTTGGGGTTTTTCTTACAAAACAGTGATAACATGGATTAAGCCATCAATGGGAATGGGTAGTTATTTCAGAAACAGCACAGAACAGCTATTGTTTTTTGTAAAAGGAATACTTCAGACAAGAACAAACAACACTATTACGCACTTTGAAGCTCCGCGCGGTAAACATTCAGAAAAACCGGAAATATCATATAAGATAATTGAGGCAAATAGTTATCCTGCATATCTTGAATATTTCAGCAGGCGAAAAAGAGAAAACTGGACGGTATTTGGCAATGTTCAAGGATGATTTAGCGCTTGAGGAACAATTCTATAACGATGTTTTTAAGCCGTGGTTGAACAGTAGAGGGAATGATTCAATTTTTATACGCTTTAATTCAGAAAGCATTATTTACGAGTCGTTACAAAAGAAGAACGATATAGATATAGTTCTGGATAATGGTGTGCAAAACATAAGCTTATCACTTAAAACTGTAAGAAAAACATATAACAGCATCTTTTTTGAGACTATCTCAAATTGCAATACCGGTTCTCCTGGGTGGGGACTGTATTCAAAGGCCGACTTCATTATTTATAGTATGTGTAAGCCAGACGGAGCCTTTGTATGCCGATGTTTTAAGCTCGATGAGATACCCTCTGCTTATGAAAAATATCCACAGCGTTATGGGGAGACAAAAGACGATTTTGGGAAATTTTTATATAAAACAGAAGGCCGTTTGATCCCGTGGAAAGATTTTAAACATTACTGTCTTTTTTAAACAGATTTATATTGAACAAACAACAAGGAGGCACCATGCTAAAAACACACTATCTTCGCGGCTTCACCCGTCTGGCCGTTGTCGCCGGCATCTTGCTGGCGGCGTGGGCTTTTGTTTTTTTAGCAATTTATGGGGGAGTCCGGCTGGCGGAAAGGTTCGGGCTATGTTGAAATGGATTATTAAGCGCAAGTGCGCGTTGTCGTTGTCGTTCTGGATTTGGCGCCAAAAGATCAAGCGAACAGTTTTGATGTGGTTTTTCCGATGAAAAAACGCAAAATCAGAATCCAATGCAAGTGCCGGGCCTGCGGCAAGGCTTGGTGGGACAAAAGGCAACTAGACCTTTGTGAGGACTGCCAACGTAGAGATAACCCGCCGGCCACGGGCTTGGCCGAAACGCACCGGACATTATTCCGGTCGGGTTGATTGAATGGTTAGGAGGATTTTTATTTATGTGTGACAGTCCCAAAGAGAAGGTTCCCCCTTTTGATATTGAGAAATTCTTTCAAATCCGCGACGGCTTAAGAGAAATACTCGAACTTGAGAGCGCCATCCAGGAGCAAAAGGAGCGAGAGAAGAAACTATGGTTTAGGTGTTACAAAAAACTTACGAAGTTTCTCCTTTTGTTCTCTTCAAGGAGGGCATCATGAGACTTTTCTTTATCAACGTTAAAAGGTTCTTTTGGTTTACTCACGCCGACAGGTTGAACATCAAGGGCTTTTTCGTTTGTTGGGTTATTGAGAACGTCGAGTTGCACCCTGAGACGAGAGCACTCATCATCAGAGAGCTTCTTGCCATGCAACGCCTCGACCATTTTAAGGACTGCTCCAATGGCGATGGCAGCAAAAGTGACGAATAGTGGCCAGAAAACTACATCGATCATTTTTCTATTCTAACGTAGAAATCAGCGGGGAGCGTAGCGAGTCCGCTGGATGGAATTTGTTCTGTGCTCTTTTAAAATTTATTATTGAATGGCGGACAGGTGATTGCGCACCCGCCCGCCAAACATTAGGATAACAGGGAAATGATTTTAGCAATGGCAGCCAAGACTGCCGAAGCTGCGAGCAAAAACTCTGTTACCACTTGGCTGGCGCTATCTATCCATTGCGGCCAACAACGGATAGAACCGGACAAGAGGTCTATAAAGATTGTCCCCTTGCAAGACTTGCGTTTTTAGCGTGGCCCGTCACGACATGCTAAGAGGTCTTTATAGTTCTTGCCCTTTAGCCGGAGTTAGCGGCTCCGGCACAGGATGCGCCTGGAATTGGAGAACACGATGGGAAAAGAATGAGGAGGTTGAAAAATGGTAATTAAGTTGACAGACAAGAAACTTCTGAAATTATGGGCTGATATTTGCAAAGAACGAGCGGGATGGAAATGCGAGGTTGCGGATTGCACAACAAGAGCTACTCAACTTCACGCCCACCATATCTTTTCGAGAAGGCATGCCAGTTTAAGGTATAGCCTTGACAATGCTATATGTTTATGCGGCGTCCATCATTCTTTGGGTAGTTTTTCTGCCCATAACGATCCTGACTTCAAGGAGCGTCTTATTGCAACCGGCGTTCGGACGGAAGAGCTTTTTGACCGGCTGCGGGAAGAGCGCAATAGAGTCCAGAAGAACACGGCGGCCTGGAAGCAGGAATGCTACGATAAATTAAAGAATTATCTGTAAACAAGGGGGCCGAAAAATGGTAATATTAGCAATTGATCCGGGGAGCGAGAAGTCAGCGTTTGTTTATTACATATGAGGTCATGATATGGAAGTAAGTCCTGTTGAGAAATTGAAAAATCGTCAGTTAGCAAAATTACTTACACATTTAGAGCAGACCGGACAACTTACCGTTGAGCTTGAGAAAACGCTCAAGCGTTCATTCCGGTATGCCTTTGAAGACGTTGAAACTCTTATACAAAGATTAGGACTTGATAAGGAAGACAAAAATGATAACAAAAACTGATATATGGATGCCGCTCTATGTCGGTGATTATTTATCTGATACTATGCACCTGACCACAGAACAACATGGTGCATATCTTTTGTTGATGATGGCTTACTGGAAAAATCGCGGCCCACTCCCAGAAAACAGGATACAACGGATTATAAACATTAAGGGCGATAGTTCAACTATAGTTGAGGATATAGTTGGCGAATACTTCGACAAGGAAACAATGCCCGGCTTCTGGGTGCATCATCGCATTGAAAAAGAGCTTAAAGCAGCACTTGTTCGTAAGCAAGCCGCTGAAAACAGAGGGAAAAAAGGAATGGAAGCGCGATGGGGTGAGAAAAAAAAGGATAGTTCAACTATAGTTGAAGGTATAGTTGAAGGTATAGTTGGCGATAACACATCACCTTCACCTTCACCTTCACCTTCACCATTAACAAAAAACAATACATTAGTCGTTTATCCAAACGACTTTCTATCTTTTTGGGCTGAATATCCAAAATCAGTAAAGAAAAAAGCAGCATTCAAAGAATGGAAAAAGAACAAGACCAATCCGGATATAGAAATAATTTTAAAAGCTATCAGGGCGCAAAAGAAAAACAAAGATGAATTAAAATGTGCTGGCCAATTCTGCCCTGAATGGCCAGACCCGGAACGTTGGATCAAAAACGAACGCTGGAACGATGAACTATCATGCGACAAATCACGAGCAAGCCCGCAACAAAATACAATGTTTATTGATTGCCCATCATGCGGTAAAAGAGTATCAAAACAATCTGAGTTAATTGAAGACGGCTGTATATGGTGTAAGCATGGAAAATCAGACAAAATATAAAACATGTGACGCGCATGCGTCACGGGTAATGCCGCACGACGAACAGGCTGAAATGGCTGTTATCGGATCGATGTTGTACGACAATGAGTGTATTGATAATGTACATTTATCTCCTGATGATTTTTACTCGACGGCAAACAAAATAATATTTACGGCAATTATGGATATTGTGAACAGTGGCCGTGTTGCTGATTTAGTAACGGTTTGCGAAGGTATTTCAACAGCAGGAAATATGAAAAAATGCGGCGGCCCGGCGTATATCGCTGAGACAATAGATGCTGTCATTTCTCCGGCATCTGTCGGATCATACGAGCAGATCGTCAAGGAAAAATCTATTGAGCGCCAGATAGTTGCGGAGTCTCAGCGAATGATTGAGGCCGTTTATGATCCATCAGAAAACAGTAAAACAAAACTCGAAGAAGCTCAAAAAACGATATTGAATTTATCGTTGACTAAAGGATCGGATACGCTCCAAGGCGCAAGAGAAATTTGTAAGAAAACATTCGCTGGGATTGAATATCGCTATCAAAACAAATTCTCCATGATTGGACATCCAACAGGACTTTGCGACTTGGACTCAGCTACTTCCGGACTGATTTCTGGTGACCTGATCATTATAGCAGGCCGCCCAGGCATGGGAAAGTCAGCGTTGGCCGGTAATATCGCGGCAACGGTGGCAGCAAGTGGAGTATCGGTACTACTGTTTAGCCTGGAGATGCCGGCTGAATCTGTTATGACCAGGATCATATCTCGGGAGTCGGGGATTAATTCGCGAATCCTCAGAAGGGGTCAATTAGCCGAAACACAATGGTCATCAGCGGTCCATGCTACGGAATCAATATCGGTCTGGCCTATTTTTATTGACGATAGAGCAGATATTACACCTACGGAAATCATGGCTAAAGCGCGTAAATTAAAAAAAGAACAGGGGTTGGGTCTTTTGATCGTCGATTACATTCAGCTTGTCTGCCCCGCTGGGAAACACGAAAGTCGGGAGCAGGCTGTGGCTGAAATAAGCAGGACGCTAAAGGCGATTGCACGCGAATTAGAGATCCCAGTCATCGGGTTGAGCCAACTGAATCGTCAAGTTGACAGCAGGCCAAACAAACGGCCGATGCTTTCCGATCTCAGGGAATCCGGTGCCATCGAGCAGGACGCGGACATTATAATATTTATTTATAGGGACGAAGTTTATAACAAAGCAGAGGATAATCCACATCGGGGAATCGCGGAAATAGATATTGCCAAGCACCGCAACGGGGAAACAGGGCGGTTTGATGTCATTTTTGACGCACGGACGCAGCATTTCAAAAACAAGGCACGGATATGAGGAGGTGGACGATGACGAGTGAAGAATTGTTGAAGCGCAGAATATACTTGAAAAAACAAACAAAATCATAGAATTGGAGAACGAAAATGCAGATTAAAATCAATCAGTATGACAGCGTGGAAACAGGAAGGTATAACGGCAAGTATCAGATCAAACTAGGCAAGATCGGTAAAGAAGATAAATTTTATCAGGCATATATGCAGGTAAGGAAAAAAGATGGGACTGAAATAAATGTGCCTGTGTGCCTGACGTTTGAACAAGACGAAGATGTGGCGAATTTTATCAGATCAGTCGCGCAGGAAGTAGGGTTGCCATCAAGCGACGTTCCATTCTGAGGTAAAAAATGGAAATCATCATATAGAAAATTAAGGGAGGGTTAAAAATGAGTTATAATGAAATTCCCAATCTTTATAAAAATCAAGACGTTTTGTTATTTAAAAAATGTTACGCACTGGAAAAAATACACGGAACTTCTGCGCACGTTGGTTGGAATGGGAAAGTTTATTACTTTTCCGGGGGGGAGAAGCATGAAAGATTCAAGGCGCTCTTCGATGAAGAAAACCTGATTGATAATTTTCAGAAAATGAACAACGAAAAGGTTGTTATTTATGGCGAGGCATACGGCGGAAAGTGTCAAGGAATGTCAGCGACTTACGGCAAGAACCTGAAGTTTGTGGCATTTGAGGTGAAGATTGGTGATAGCTGGTTGGCCGTCCCGCAAGCAGAGGCGATTGTCAGGAGTTTCAATCTTGATTTTGTCCCTTATGTGGAGATTAAAACTGATTTATCAGAATTGGATTTCTGGAGAGATGCTCCATCACAACAATCTATCAAGTGTGGAATTATTGAAGAACGCAAACGAGAGGGCATTGTTTTGAAGCCGCTAATTGAAGTCAGAAAAAATAATGGTGAGCGGATAATCTCAAAACACAAAAGTGAAGCATTTCAGGAAACGAAAACAAAACGGGAAATTACGCAGGAGTCGCTAAAAGTTTTGACCGAAGCTGCGGAGATTGCAACTGAATGGGTGACATCGATGCGCCTAAATCACGTGCTTGATAAGTTTCCGAAAGCCAATATTGAACGCACAGGGGAAATCATCAAAGCCATGATTGCCGATATCCAGAAGGAAAGCGTAGGCGAAGTTGTGTTGTCAAAAGAGGCGTTAAAAGAAATTGGTAAAAAAACGGCATTATATTTTAAGCAATATCTTAAAAATAAACCAAGGGAAACTACAGATTTTAAAGGAGGGATAACATGGCAGAAATAAGAGAAATTAAATTTAGAGCATGGTTAAAAAAAACAAAAAAAATGGTTTTAATAGAACAACCGGACATAATCCATTTTTTAAGAAAATATCGTTTTGATGATGGATTAATTGACAGTGGTGATCACTTTTGCAAAGATGAATATTTTTTAATGCAATATACGGGATATATAGACCGTAAAGGTGAATATATCTACGAGGGAGATATAATTATTGGACTTTACGAAGGTAAAATCATCCAACATCCTGTTATTTGGTGGAAAAGTGGTTGGTATGTTGGATATGACGAAGGAGGGCGTCGTAATGTTTTTTCATTAGCTGCGGTATCTGATATTGATGTTATTGGGAATATATACCAAGTATAGGAGAAAATTTATGGCTGGAATAATAATAACAAGGCGATTTTGCCAAAAAAACAGAGTGTTTTAAGGATGAGTAATGACCGCCACAGAGAACGCCGCGATACTACTTCTGGCCGAAGCGTTGAATAAGTGAGGGGATCACTGCCGCCAGGTTGAGGCGGCGCTGATCGAGACGCACAAACAAAACGACAAGCTCCGGGCGCGGCTGGACAAGCGCGACGCCGGCGACTTGGCGAACGTGAACTCATAGTGCCCGAATTTCGCGCGTGGGTGCCCCCAGAAGGTGCCTAAATTAAAAAAGCAGGGGAGGCTTAGGCCTCCCTCATGATCCTACTTCCCCTTCGGCCTTCCGGCCTTCCGCGGCGCCACACTCCATCTTGGCGATTTGCATTTGGGGCATTCGCGCGGTTCGGTCTCGATACGCGGCTGCCAGGTATGGGGCGAAAATCACCAGAAAAAGCTTGACTGGGACGATAATGCTGGTAAAATAGGGTCATGGTGGATAAAATCACTCATTGCCCGACAATCAGCAAAAGCAGCGAGCGCCTAAAAATCAATAAGCGCCGCAAAATCAAAACAAAAGAAAAACATGATATACTATTGACAAACTGGAACTGTGGGATGTGCCCCAAGTTCGCTTCGTGCAAAGAACTCTGCCCCCCGATGGACTGGATAGTCCGACACGTTGAAGTCGATCCAGGAAAAGAGCCGCCCATAAAAAACCCCTGCCACGACAGAACAACCCAATTATGGCCAGACATGGTGGGAACAAGTGAAATTATATTATCACTTTTTTTCTTCGAACGACTAGACCCTCCAGAAATAGCAAATCAACTACATATATCAACTAGATATGTTTACAAGCAAATAGAAAAATCAAAAAAAATATTATACCAAAATCTTAAAAAAACTGTTCAATTGCGATCATAGTTATTTAAAGGACCGGCGGCAACGCCGGAAACAAAACAACGACCAGGAAGGGCGCAAAATGAACCAAGTGATCCAAGATACCACCGCCACCAACACACCGGCCACCCCACAAACGCAGCGCACAACCGACCCTCAAGAGCCGGAAGTCCCAGAAACTACTGAAAAAGAGCCGAAATACTCTCCAAAAACCCTAGAGACGATCAGATTAGTATCAGCCGGAGCAGACCCCCGGACGGCACTACAAATTAGTAACAACAAAAGTAATATAGCAGACGTAACTGTTAATAAATTCAAAGCAAAATATAAAAAATATATGCTAACCCATCCTAAGTTATTGAAAACAGCCAGCAGTCAGGTTTCTCGCATCTTATCTGGAGAGGCAAGGGCAATCACACAACAAAAGGTAACAAAAAGCGGTCAAGTAGTTAATTATACTGAAACAATAGCCCCAAGCGATACAAATATACTGGCAGCCGCAGCGATGGTCTATGACCGATTTGAGCCGGTCAAGCAGCCGGAGGCACCTGGAGGAGGTCTGGCAGTAAGCATAAGGGCAGATGAGAGGACCGTTGCCGCCTTGATGTCGCTTCTGCCGGCAAGGGCCAAAGTGGAGGAGAATGCTATTGATGTCACGCCAGAGCCCCGGATCGATGAGTAGGACTGGGTATATATTACCCACGTTGAGGCTGATAATTATCAACAATTTATCATCCACAATAAAAACAATATGTTACAAGCTAGGTGTTTGTCGTATAAGAAGTATTATGTAAACAAGCAAAAAGGCGGTGGAGAATAAGCCCCGTATAGAGCGGCAAAGTGGAGGCTGGGCAAAACATGGGGCCAGGGACAACGCTGGAAAAAACAAGCCGGGCAATTATCCCGAATTGGGGACCCCCGGAAAGCACAGGACGGGTAGTGGGGGTAGGGGGACAGGAGGGAGGGCGGCGACCGTCATGTTTCACCCTTCATGCGCCTGTAGCACATTTTTAGAGCGATGTTGTTTTCGCAAAAATTTTTAAAGGTTTTTAAAAATGTCAGACGACATTAACGCGGTATTTGATCGCATATTATCTTTTTCGTATGAAGAAGCTTGTACGTATTACGCGAAGGTTGTAAATTTTGAGGCTGGTATAGACAGGGACAATATGCACAGGGAATTAGCCAAGAGGGATCTGTTTTTTCTTTTGACGTGCATGTTAAGGCGACCTGACGCCATGAGTGCGTGGTGTTATGAAAGATGTCGGGAGGTGCAGGCGAATCCTGACGGGTATTTGGATTTATGGGCAAGGGAGCATTATAAATCAACTTTGGCATTTGCTCTTATCATACAGGACATTTTAAACAATCCGGAGTTAACGATTGCCATTTTCAGTCAAACAAGACCGGCGGCGAAGAAGATGTTAAGGCAGATCAAGCAGGAGTTTGAAGAGAACAAGAATTTACAGGATTTATTTCCTGACATTCTTTACAAGAATCCGGCGAAGGATTCGCCGAAATGGAATGAAGATGAGGGCCTGGTTGTTAAGAGGGCTGGAAACCCAAAGGAGCCTATTGATTGTAATGAGCCTGTATTAACTATGGCAGGGTGGAAGCGTCATGGCGACTTATTAGTAGGCGACAAAGTGTTTGGCCCGGATGGAAATCCGACTACGGTAATTGCCGTTACGGAGAAGTGGGACGACTTGCCTTGTTACCGGGTATATTTTGGTAATCACTCTATTGTCGCTGCCGGAACTCATTTATGGGAAGCCTCTGTGCGGCATCAATCAAAGTCTATGCGCCACGAAGGTATTCCAAGCACAGACGACTGGAAAATTTATACAACAGAAGAGTTAAGAGATTACATTGATACGCACGTTGGATCAGCCATAGGCGTTCGTGTAACCTGCCCACTACAAATACAAGAACGGGTATTGCCGATTGACCCGTATGTTTTTGGTTGTTGGCTTGGAGATGGGAGTAAAAATGCGGGGAGATTTATTTCGTCACGCGAGGATTTTCCACACTTTTCTGAACAGATGATGAAGGCAGGACATAACGTCCATATTTATTACGAACGCCCCAACGCAATACAATTTCAATTAGACAAAAGAGATAAAACAAAAAACTGTTTGCGTGGACATGATATGTCGGTTGTAGGAGTTGATAAGACTGGCCGGTGTAAGGAGTGTAATAAAATCCGGCAGAGAGTTGGCGACTCCCCACCCACTTTAAATACTTTTCCGTGGAGGTTAAGGCGGCTAGGTGTATTTGGCAATAAACATATTCCACAGGAGTATTTACTGGCGTCAGAAAAACAGCGACTAGCATTGCTACAAGGTCTTATGGACACCGACGGCTGTGCGTCAAAAAAGGACGGGCAGGCAATTTTCGCTAACATTAACGAGAATCTATCCGAAGGTGTTTTTTTTCTTGCCGCATCACTTGGGATGAAGCCAAGCATTAAAAAACGAGAAAGACTTTATAAAGGCCAGCCGCATATAATGTGGTGGGTAACATTCATGGCGCATATAGACTACCCACCGTTTCGTATGGTCCGGAAGATCGAAAACTGTAGCACTGCTATTAACCATCCGAGGCGGAAAAGGCACACTATTAACGCAGTGGAATTGGTTGAGTCGCGCCCAGTGTCATGTATTCAGGTTGATAACAGGTCAGGATGTTATTTGGTTGGGAAAAGCCTAATTACGACACACAATTCTACGTTAGAATCGTGGGGGCTTGTTGATGGGCAGCCGGCGGGTCCTCATTGGGACATTATCGTTTATGATGACACCGTAACAAAGGCATCTGTTGGGACTCCGGAAATGATTGAGAAGACGAATGAGATGTGGGAGTTGTCTTTGCCTTTGTCTAAAGTAGGTGGTAAGCGCCGTTATTACGGGACATATTATCATAACGCTGATACCTATCATCTTATGCAGAAGCGTGGTGCGGTTATTCCGAGGATATATCCCGCGACAAAGAACGGACAGGCTGATGGCGAGCCTGTGTTTATGAGCAGGGAGGAGCTTGCCCGGAGACGGCTGGAGTGGGGCAGTCGTACTTTTGATTGTCAGATGCTTTTAAACCCCAAGGGGGATAATATTCGCGGGTTTAAGAAAGAGTGGTTGAAGTTTTGGGATGCTGAAAATTTTGCCGGATTGAATGTTTATTTATTTTGCGATCCTGCCGGGGAGAAGAAGAAGCGGAACAATCACGACCCGGATTACACAGTGTTTTTGATTATTGGATATGGTGCGGACAGGAATTGGTATGTAATTAATATGATTCGTGATAGATTAAAGCTTACCGAAAGGGCGGATGTTTTATTTGAGTGGCACAGGAAATACAGACCGGGTTTTGTCGGGTATGAAAAATTTGGGAAAGATTCGGATATTGAGCATTATATTGATCGGATGAATAGGGAGAATTACCGTTTTGATATAACCCCTTTGCACAGCAATATTTCAAAGAACGACAGGATTGATGATAATTTAGGGCCGCTATTTGAGGCGGGGAGAATCTTTTTCCCCCACGTTTTGCGGTATGTTAATTCAGAGGGGCGTGATCGCGACTTAATAGAGGATTTTATCAACGACGAATATTTAGCGCACCCTGTTGCGGTTCACGATGATATTTTGGATTGTTTGGCACAAATTGGATACCCGGAAGTCCCCAAGCATGCGCCAAACTCTTGTGAGAGTTTCACGCCGAATCGGATACATCTGGCTGTGAATAATATCTCGTTTGCGAGAAACACATTTAAACCGCGCAGGGATGTAATTAGCAGAAGGGCATTCATGCCATGACACTATTGGCAATACAGGGTAAAATTATTGATGAGGAAGCGGCTTACGTTAAGCGGACGGGAGAAACCTCATTCAGCCGCCCGTTCAATCCCGACAATCCGGATACCCGTAAGTTTAACGAGTGGGTTTTTGAGGCGCAGAATGCTTCAAAGGACTGGAGAGCCGAATCGTGGCGCGACTGTGAGATGTTTGATGGTGAGCAATGGTCAGATGCTATGTTGCGGAAGGCAATAGACGCGGGGATAGAACCGCTTACAATTAATCAGATATTCCCTACGCTTTCTTTGGTGATCGGTTCCCAGGCGCTTAATAAACAGGATGTTATTGCCAAAGCAAGGACACATAAGGACGGTGAGCTTGCTCAGATCATGACGGAAGGGATTAAGTATGTCATGGACCAGTCCGGTGGTGAATTTAAGATTTCAGAGCAATTCAAGTCTCAGGTGACAGCGGGTTTTGGTTGTTTGTCTGTCGGCTATGATAATGACCCGCGAAACGAAATTATCAAAATAGGCGCACGGGATTGGAAAGAAATATGGTGGGACCCATACGCATCTCCGTGGATGGACATAAACGAGTGCCGATATGTTTTTCATAGTAAATGGGTTGATCTTCATAATATTTTCCCAATGTTTCCCGACAAAAAGGCTGAAATAAACGAGGCTTTTCAGTCCTCCGTGAATTACATTGACAGTCGAAATTCAATGACTGATGAGGCTACGGAAGTTGAGTGGAAAAAACGCATAGGGGCAGGGGGGTGGCTTGATGCTACCAGAAAGAGATGTCGTCCGGTTGAAATGTGGTACACCGTAAATGAACCGGCATTCTTTTTACGATACCCTGACGGTTCGATTGAGGAAATGCCTGAAAACCAGC